CAAAAGATTAAATTAATAAAAGAAGTAAAAACTCAGGTTGGTAATGATAAAGTTATTTGTGCATTGTCGGGTGGCGTTGATAGTAGTGTAGTAGCTCAATTGTTAAATAAAGCTATAGGTAAAAAGCTATATTGTATTTTTGTAAATACTGGATTGTTAAGAAAAAACGAGGAAAAACAAGTTATTGCTACATTTAAAAAAAAATTGAAGATGAATTTAAAGAAATATTAAGACTACTTAATTTTTCTACAAAAGGACACGATATCTTTCGTAGATGGTATGTAGATGGAAGAATATACTATCATAAGATTATTGATAGAGAAAGTCCAGTACAAGGTATTACTGAATTACGATATATTGATCCTAGAAAAATTAAGAAGTTAAGAGAAATTAAAAAAGGTCGTCCAGTTGCTATGGCAAACATACAAGTGGTACACGACTATAACGAATACTTTTTATATAATGAAAAAGGTGTTGCAGGACCTGGTATGGCAAGTGGTGGTATTAAGATTGCACCAGACGCTATATCTTTTTGTCCAAGTGGTTTAGTAGACTTGAACAAAAATATGGTTATGTCTTATTTACATAAGGCAATTAAACCTGTAAATCAATTGCGTATGATAGAAGACGCTGTTGTTATTTACAGAATTGCAAGAGCACCTGAAAGAAGAGTGTTTAAAATTGATGTAGGTAATTTACCTAAAGTAAAAGCAGAGCAATATCTCCGTGATGTTATGGCAAGATACAGAAACAAACTTGTCTATGACGCAAGTACAGGAGAGATTAGAGACGATAGAAACTATATGTCTATGCTTGAAGACTTTTGGTTACCTAGTAGAGAAGGTGGTAGAGGAACTGATATATCTACATTACCTGGTGGTCAAAACCTAGGTGAAGTTGCAGATATAGAATACTTCCAAAGAAAACTATATCGTTCTCTAAATGTACCTATTAGTAGATTAGAAAGTAGTCAAGGTTTCAATCTAGGTAGAAGTACCGAGATAACTAGAGACGAACTTAAATTTACAAAGTTTGTACAAAGATTAAGAAAGAAATTTACAGAATTGTTTAATGATTTATTAAGAACTCAATTGGTTCTTAAATCAGTAATCAATGATGACGATTGGGTAGCAATAAAAGAAAAAATTAAATATGATTTTCTTGCCGATGGTCATTTCAGCGAACTTAAAAACGCTGAATTATTAAGAGAAAGAATTGCTCTTGCTAATGATGTTAGAGATTATGTTGGTAAATATTTTTCAGTTAACTATGTTAGAAAAAACATATTAAAACAAAATGAAAGAGAAATTGCTGACATTGATAAACAAATTAAACAAGAGATTGACGATGGTATTATTGCAAGTCCACAAGGACCTAATAATCCAGACGAAATAATATAGGAGAAAAATAATGGCTGATAATGAAAAACAACCAAGTAATGTAGAAACATTTGTTGATAAACTTGCAAGTGGAGATAATACAGGTGCTGGTGAAGCATTTAAAGACGCAATGAGAGACAAAGTTGGTGACGCTTTAGATACAGGTAGAAAAGAATATGCAAGTAATCTTTTCAATGCCGCTAGAGATGTTATGACTGGTCAAACTCAAACTCCGTCTGATGGTGCTACAGAAGTAGCAGTTGATACAGCACAGCCTCACTCGGATCCAAAACCAGAAATTGTGGAACCGTTTACGGCAACAGCTACACAGGACGAAGTGCAAAATGCAATGACGCCTGAAACAAGTACAGAAACAGAAGTTAAAACAGGAGAATAAAAATGGCATTAACGGTATCAAGTATAGTTGGTAATGTATCAGGATTTCTAGGTAACGACAAATACAATGCTTTGGCGCCTGCAACGAAAGACGCTATCAAAGGATTGATTGAAGGACTAGATGGTATAGATTGGTCACAACCACAAGATTTAGTAAGCATAATTGAAACTAAAGTTGATGAAGTTGCGGCTGCAAGTGGTATATCTGCTGACGACATTAAAGCATATTTTGAGGAATAAAAATGACTTTAAGTGTTGTCTCTAAAACAGATGACGCTACTAAAGCAATTGTTAATGCTAGTGGCGCTGAAAACGAAAATGGAACTTTGTATAGTTCCGACACTAGCGTTTCATTAGCAAATGTTTATTACGAGATTAGAGGAACAGGAATTGCAACTTTAACTCTCGGTGAAGATACAATAAGTCTTACAGGTTTTGGTAATTGGGGACTAAAAGGTGGTGAAAAAAGATTAACACCTAAACAAGAACTAAACACAGCAACCGAGTTAAAAATTACTACGGATGCTAATGTAAGTAAATTTAATATGGCAGTAGAACTGCATAAAGAAACGGAGAGGTATCCAGGATAATGGCTGACGCAATAACAACGCAAATAGTATCAGATACAGCAGGCGTAAAGTTTGTTGTGAAGAGAACAAATCATAGTGATGGTACAGGAGAAACTGATAGTGTATTAGTTGACCCAGCGACTTCAAATTTTATGACAGCCGATGGTACTAAAACTATTGCAAAAGTTTGGTACTCTATAAATGTTGCAAACTCAAAATCAGCAGTTGAGTTAGCTTGGGGAGGCGCAACAGAAAATACTACTACTCTATTATTGAGTGGTAATGGTTACCTAGATTTTAGAACTGCTGGAAATGACATTCCTAATAATGCAACAACGCCTAATGGTAAAGTGCATTTATCAACGAAAAACTTTGCATTAGGAGATAACTATACTTTAGTTGTTGAATTTAGATAAAAAATATTATAAATATTAGGAAAGAGAGGGATAATTCATATGAAACTAATTACTGAACAAGTTGAAAATGTTGAGTACATATGCGAAGATGTAGGCGGAAAAAAGAATTACAAAATCCGTGGTGTCTTCTTACAATCAGAAATCAAAAATAGAAATGGACGAGTTTATCCTAAAGAAACTCTAGCAAAAGAAGTAAGCAGATATAATAGAGAATTTGTCAACCAAAAAAGAGCGTTTGGTGAGTTAGGACATCCTGACGGACCAACGGTAAACCTTGAGCGTGTATCTCATATGATAACAGATATACACGAAGACGGAAATAATTTTATTGGTGAGGCGAAGATAATGGACACACCATACGGTAAGATAGTAAAAAATCTTATAGATGAGGGTGCTAAATTAGGCGTATCAAGTCGTGGTATGGGTTCATTAGAAAGAGGTAGAGGTGGTCAAGCAGTAGTCGGAAAAGACTTCTATTTGGCAACAGCTGCTGATATAGTTGCAGACCCAAGTGCTCCAGACGCTTTCGTAGAAGGCATTATGGAAAACAAAGAGTGGGTTTGGGACAATGGTGTTATAAAAGAGAGAGAAATTGAAGAATATAAAGAGTATATAGCACAAGCAAAACGATTAAAAATCGCAGAAGCTAAGGCTAATGTATTCGCTGATTTCTTAAAAAAACTATAATTTGCGTACAAAAGAACGCAATTTTATAAATATATTATAACGAAAAAAATAATTATTTTTTTAAATTAAGGAGAACTTCAAATGGCCGAAACAGAAAAACAAGTTGCCGAAATGACAGCTCCAGACGCTCCTAAAAAGAACGCCGTAGCTGCCGAAACTTCACCATTGAAAAATGACGCTGAAGATTTAGGTTCTGCTGTTGTTAAACCAACAGATAGTAATCCAGACGCAACGAAGAAAGTTAAGCCAGTTTCAGGTGACGCACAACAGAAAAATGCTGGTGCTGCTGATCCAATGCCTTCTGTAAAGAAGGAAGAAGCTGAAGACGCTGACGGCAAGGAGATATCCGAAGGAGAAATGCCAGACGGTCTGAAAAAATACTTGGACAAGAAAAAAGAAAAATCTGAAACTTCTGACAAAGAAAAAACGGAAGAAGGTTATAAGATGAAAAAAGAAACTTCACACGAAGATGAGAAGAAAATGAAGTCCGAGAAATCAGAAGACGACCAGAAAGCAAAAGATGTTGATGTAAAAGAACACATTGACGCTTTAACCTCTGGAGAGTCCGACTTGTCTGAAGAGTTTAAACAAAAGGCTGCTACAATTTTTGAAGCTGCGATTACTTCTAAAGTAAAAGCAATTTCAGAAGAAATGCAAGCAGACTACAATAAGAAATTTGACGAAGAAGTATCTAAAGCAAAAACAGACCTTGTTGAGAAGGTAGACGCATATATGAACTATGTTGTCAACGAGTGGATGAAAGAAAACGAACTTGCTATTGAAAAAGGTATCAAGGGAGAGATTGCTGAGGACTTCATCAATGGTCTGAAAAAACTTTTTGAAGACCACTATATTGATGTTCCTGATGAAAAATATGATGTGTTAGAAGACCAAGCTTCAAAAATTGAAGAGTTAGAGAAGAAACTTAACGAACAAATTAGCAAAAATG